CAGTTCCGACTGGAATTGCTGATGCTGGAGCGGTAGCAGTAATGACTGTTGACGAGCTAGCCACTCTTATACTCATGGGGTTATAATTCCCGAAATATGAAATTTGACACCTGCGGTAGACGCAAGTCCTGTAATCTGCAAGTTCTGTGCAAGCACAGTACGCATGTCAAGGATCATAGTGTCATTTGCGTTAACAGCAATCTCGTCTAGATATTCAACGCCGTCAAATTGAATTGTAGCGGTAGTTGCTGTAGCTCCTGTATTTGTAATGGAGATATTAGTTACGATGGCAGTCTTGTTTGCGGGAACGGTATACAACAGTGTTGATGTTGTATTTGCTGCTCCCCTGAAAAACTGTGTTGGTGTATTTGCCATAATCTCCTACAATGCTCCCATAATTATACCAATTTCAGTGTCCAAAACGGAAGCCTTTGTTACGTTAATTTCATTATACACTGAAGTAGCAAAATCTGCATTATCTCCTATGGCCGCCGCAATTTCATTAAGCGTATCTAGGGCTCCAGGAGCTGAATCTATAAGATTGGTGATTCTGGTATCAGTATAAGCGTTTGCGGTTGTTACAGCCCCAGCAACGGCTGTTGCAGTGGCATCTACGGCTCTCTGGTTAGTAAAGTATTTATTGTTTGCACCCTCAGATAATGAATCTGTAGTTCTTGCTAAAAAGTCTGAGGCAAATGTAGTTGATGAGTATGGTGTTACCCATGTTGTCTCATAATCATTTGTTGAAGATTTGGCTGGAACCTGCCCAACTGTACCGCCAGTTGGAAGACCAGGGCCAGAAGGTCCAACAGGTCCAAGCGAAATTTCTACCCAATAAGTTCCATCATATGTATAGAAGTGTGGATCTACGTTATTAAACCAAAGATCGCCTTCTGAATATGTGGATGGTGGGTTTGACCCAATGTGTACTGCTGCTCCGCCGCCAGATCCAACTTCGACCCAGCCTGTGGCGGTATAAACTCTAAAATTATTTGTTGTGGTGTTTAGATAAAAGTCACCAAGTTTCGGGTTGGCAGGATTAGTTGCTAATGATACTGCATTTAACGGGACTAATCTTTTTATAGAAGACATTTATATTCTCCTTATCCCGTGATTACTACCCGATATGCTCCCGATGCTGGTGCTACTGCGAATACTAGTGTGGCTACTGAGTCGCTTGTTCTTGTTACACCAGTTTCGACTGACTCGTATGTTGCTGAATCATAAACTTGAACAGTTACATCTCTTGTTCCTAGATTATGTGTTACAGCGTAGCTAGTAGCTACTCCGTCTCCAACTACATCTACAAACTTTCTTGTAATTGCGTGGTAGTTTGTACCGTCATTTGTTAATTCCCAGCGGTTATCTGTTTCATCCCACTTGAACTCAACATCTGCTTCATCTCCACGGTTTACCTTGATACCAGCATCTGCTGTAGGTGTTCCTGTGTTGAAGTTAGAGTTAAGATTAATCTTATTATCTTGAATGTTGATTTCTGTAGTGCTTACAGCGTTGATAGAACCAGTAACGTTAAGGTTACCGCCAACGTTCAAGTTGTTTGTGATTGTTACATCATCTGGCAAACCAATTGTTACGCTGGTTCCTTCTCCAGATGTAGGTGTTACGGTTACTTCGTTTGCTGTACCTTGAATATTGGCTACATAATCGCCAGTTGTTTGTGATCCAAGGTTAACATTCTTGATTGTTACCGCACCAGATGTTACTGTGAAGTCATTTGTATCAAAGCTCGCAACACCCTTATTAGTTGTAGTTGCATCTTCTGCTGATACTGTAATTGTATTGTTTGTTACAGCAACATCGATTCCTTCTCCGCCAGCAACTGTTAGAGTGTCAGTAAGAAGATTTACTGTATCTGTTCCAGTGTCACCTGCGATTGAAAGTGTTGTTGCTACGCTTACAGTTCCTGCAGCAGTCAAACGACCTTGTGCATCTACTGTAAATGTTGGGATCTCTGTTGTAGATCCATATGAACCTGCTGTAACGCCTGTGTTGGGAAGGTCAACGTTAACTGCAGCTGTTTCAGATCCTGAACCAGTTACTGTGATTGTACCGCCAGAAGACGCTACAGTTGCTACATAGTTACCAGTTGTATCTGTACCTAGGGCGATGGAGTTTGCATTGATTGTGGCATTAAGTGTTACATTTCCATCTACATCTGTTGTTGCGGTACCACTAAGGTCTCCGCCAAGAGTAATTGAGACAAGACCTGTTGCTTGCCATGCTGTTCCATTGTAATAATAAAGCTTATTAGTAGAAGAGTTAAAGAATACTCTTCCCTTGAATACCGATTCTGTACCTGACGCAACAGTTGGATTAGAAGTCGCATTTTCAATACGAAGCTTCTGGATTTCCAACCCCGTCATATCAATCGGTGTTAAAAATTTACGTGCCACTTATATAACTCCTAGGTTTTTCAAATTACGACAGATATGCCTTCCCAGAAAATTCTGCCGCAAAACTAATTATAACAGTATTATCATTCTGGTACTGGACATGCCCTTCCACTTGGTTTCCATTATTATCTACTACGGTAACGTTTGGCTTGAAGGCCAATTTATGCATTGAAGCTGGAATAGTCCATGTTGTAGACGAGATTAATTGCTCGTAGGCATATACGGATTCTGGAAGGGTAAATAGGTCTACTGGAGTTCCCCAGTTTCCTGCATAGGTACGTGGACCATAAAGCAAGTACTCTGGGATCTTTAAGTAGAAGTCTCCCTCTACAGCTTCGGCTGGAAATGTAGGAGTAGGAGTTTGAGTTCCATTAAGGATTGATTTACCTCTAGGACCTGGTTGCCCAGTATCAGAGATGATTACTTCATTCTCTGTTGTGGTAATGTCGATAATATTAGAATTATCAATGTAATTTACCATTAGACTACTGTCACCGCCCTAGAAACTTCTAGCCAACCTTCCACAAGTCTTGTGAGCTGGCCTGTTGGTATATGTTCAACAACTAAATCGTATGCTGATTTTGGATATGCAAACTTTGATGTCTTGTCTGGAGCAGCATTAACTTCAATTTTTCCCTGGAGGGGAGTAACAGTAATGCCATTACCTTGAGTCAAAGAAGCTAATACTTTCTTTGAGCCTGGTGCAGATTTTATATCCATAAATACACGATACTGTGTTAAATCAATTGGATCTCCGTCGGGATCTTTATAAATAATGGTAAAGGTAAAGTTGGTAGATTGATCTACCTTAAAATTTTTAATACCAGCCATTAATTAATCCCTCCAGATTAATTCAATTTTATCACAAAAACAGTTCTATGCTGATGTAGTGGTTAGGTCTACTACTTCGCAGTTATCTGCGCTGCAAGCGAAGGTCTGGCTTCCAGAAGTCATGTCTTCCTTCTCATAAAAAGCCAAATCTGACCAATTAATGCCTGAAGGCATTTTAGCCAATAGCTCTAAATACTCAACCTCAGAACATTCTTGGTAAGGTGCTTGCTTATAGGTATGGTCTGAGTAAGGTAGGAATGAAATTCCAGATACTTCATCAAAGTGTTCGTATACCCATGCTCCTACTGCCATCCACTCGTCATCACGAACTGAAACAGTGATTGATGGCTTATGCTCACACCATGCTCTCTGATATACCAACCAAATATTTAGGTGGTCAATAGCAGTTAGGTCATTTCTAATAATTGCACCCTCTGGTGCCTTTACTGGGAATGAAAATACTGTTGTAGAGTCTGGCTTCATAAAGTCTGGCTCATTTGGAACTTCATATGCCTTCATTAGCTCTGTAAGAGGATCTTTGTTATCCGCTCTTACTGTACGAACATAATATTCGCTGTGCCATGGGTGCATTCCTGAAGATACGCCTACAAGTTGTGAGACGGTTCCAGAAGGCTTTACGCAAGTAATCGCTGCGGAAGCAGGAATATTGATTGATGCTGCTTCTTCTGTATTGATTTCACGAGCATACTCACGAAGTCCTTCTAGGAATCCTTCTAGATCTTTTAGGTTTTCCTTTCCAGACATGAACTTATGTCCAAACTGTCCTGTTAGGGAAACTCCTAGTAGTCTTTCTTCTTCTGTATTATCCTTCCAGATCTTACGAAGATACTTAAAGTCTGTAAGAGTAGATTGCCATGTGCCAAGGATTGTAGCTAGTCTTACCTTGTTAGCAATTGTTTCTTTTGTGTCATGCTCACGAATAACAACTTCTGACAAGTTGCAGAATTGGTATGGGCGAAGAATAATTTCTGAGCAAGGGTTTGTACCGTAATGGATTTCTGGATCTCTGCGGCCCCAACGAGATGCTTGCTTCTGTGCAGCATTAACATTGTAGATACCACGCTCTCCTGACTTTGAGTCATATAGATTCTTCCATTCAGCAATAAACTGTTCCATCTCTGGCTTACGAGAATATGCAACTGAGTTATTTGAGAGTGCACGTTGTGAATTGTTCTCCCACCAGTTACCAGTTTTTGCTTGTGCCATTTCAATGTCGTTAATGTTTGAAAGAGAAATCATAGCAGATCGACGAACGCCACCTACTACAACAATCTCACCAATCTTGCACATGATGTCATGGCACTCAATTGGCTTTAACTGACGACCAGTAGCATTCTTAAACTTTCCAATTGTAAAATCAAAAAGGTTGACTAGTGGTTGTGGTCCTGATGAACGACCACCCATTGTCTTAAGACGAGCACCTGCTGGACGAAGTTTAGAAACATCGATTACAGGAATCTGTCCTGCCCATAGCATTGCGAGAAGTTCCTTGTATGCCTTTGCCCATCCCTGCTTTGAATCTTCTACTACAATTGTAGTTGTTGTCTTCTCTAGTTTTTCTGGAACGGCGGGAAGCTTATTAATGTACTTATACTCTACAGAGAATCCAACACCTGTTCCACACATTAAGATATACATTGTTTCGTCAAACGATCTTGGTGAATCTACTGGAACAAATGAACAGTTATACCCTGCTACATTATCTCTTTCCAATGCTGCACCAGCAGTCATGACAGAACGCATTGATGGCATGATGTCAAGATTATAAACTGCATCACGAATTTCTTTTAGTAGTTCTGGCTTTGGAGTATATCCATGATTTTTACCTAAGTGGTTTGTCATGAATCCAAAATATCGATCTACGGTTTCACCCCAGGTTTCTCTACGATTCTCTGACTCTATATATCTTGCATAGCGAGATAGAGCAATAAATTCCTGATAAGGTGATGGTAACGACATTTTTGTGAAACTCCTTCTAGTGCCTCCTGGCACTTAATAAATTTTTTTGTTGAGATACAATCTTACCACAAGCCTTTACGGGTGCGGAAGTGTTTATGCAATGTTTTTTAAATGGGCAAAAGCTTTTTCGGTTAAGGTAAGCCAATCATATTGTTTATACATTTCATCTAGATTACTCAGGGCAGTTTCAACATACTGATCATATTTATAAACAACTTCTGTCATTAAATATTTTAAGTGGTCGACATCTGGATGAAACATTTTTCCTGGAAGCATTAATGGCCAAGGAGAATCTCCAAGTGTTGACTGTAGCTTTAGGGTTATAAATTCTTTATATGGTGCCCAAGCCTCTGTGCAAATTACTGGCATTCCCGTCGCCATTGCTTGAATAGGAATAAAGCCAAAACCCTCTCCGTAGGACGGGTAGATCAAACAGTGGTGAGAATGCATAAGCATCACTAGCTCTTCATCAGACATTTCTTTTGAGACAAACTTGATATTAGGATATTTAGAGAAATCAACTCTTTCGCCAAACATATCGTAAACCCTTATTGTACTTGTCTCATGACACTTTACAGTTAATTCGACATCAGGGTTATTTCCGAATGTTTCTATAAATGTCTTTACGGTTAAACTTCCACCTTTTCTCTCTGATGGTTCACCAATGTGTAAAAATCTAAACTTTGATCCAACAGTTCTTTTTGTAGAATTTTTCCATACGTCATGCAGTCCATGCTTATAAATCTTTATTGGTCTTGTTACACCCTGCTCTTTATATACCCAAGCATTGAAAGCGCATGTTGCCCATACTTCATCACACCGATTCATATTTTCTTTCCAGAAATGAGGCAAAAGGGTTGACTCCCACGGTGTATATCCGATAGTATATTGAGTAGGCCTGTTGTATTTGTATGCGATGGGTGATATGAAATTAAGCTGAAGATCAGCTTTAGCGTTGTTTGGGGTGACCAAATGACCTAATTTCTGAAGGGAAGTGATTATGCCCATGCTGGCCTGGCCGTATCCAACGGCGGGATTATATCCAGATTCGGATGTAAAAAAACTTATATGCAAGGGGTATTACCTTTCGCTTCAGAATATTTTCAGTATATCACAAAGATTTTTTAAAAAAAAGTCTTGACAAGGTACAAGAAAGAGGTTATTATAATAATATGAGTAAAAACCTAAGTATTAGGTTACTTAGTTATTTATTAATATTTATATTAGGAATTAATATTACTCCTAGTATAGATTTTAGTAGATATACAAAAGAACCGTTAAAAAAGGTAAGTAACTTAGAAGATTTAAAGACTACTCGTGAATATCAGGAGTACCTTGAATCTTTAAAGAAAACCATGGAAATTGTGAAAGCTAGAACTAATAAGCTTGAGCAATTTAAAAAGGCTAAGAAGTTAACTGACGAAGACCTTGCTATTTTATTGTATTTAGTAGGCTTTGAAGGTAATGAGCTTAAGAAGGCCTGGGCTATCGCAAAAACGGAGTCCAATGGCCGCCCCGTGGCATATAATGGTAATACAAAGACTGGAGATAGTTCTTACGGGATCTTCCAAATCAATATGATTGGAAACCTAGGGCCAGAGCGTCTTAAGAAGTTCGGGCTTGATAGCAATAAGGAGTTGCTAAATCCAGTTACCAATGCAGAAATTGCATTTCATATGTCTAAGGGTGGAGAAGATTGGTCCTCATGGATCAATTCAATCCAGAAAGCCAAAACATGGGTACTTAACTTCCCTAAAGTGGATCTAACCCCTTATAAAATACCAGTCGAAGCTTGACATTCGGTAAAATCAAATGATACAGTTAATCTATGCAAATAGATAACACTGGGGTAATTGATATCAGAGTCGTAAGACAGTGGCTTGATACTCGCACAGACTTTTCACATAATGTTTCGTGCAGTGTCAAGCTACTATCTGGTTTTGACGATGGCGGTGTATACCTATTTTGCCTAGAATGTAATGATAGAGTGTATGTAGGACTGGAAACATATAAAACAATGGAACGAGAATTGAATGGCTGAAGAAAACGAAAATATTTTACTTGGAATCTATATACAACTATCAAGAGTGTATGATATGCTTATGATTATAGCCGACGGTGTTGGTAAGGGCGAAGAGGCCTTAGAGATTCGAAATCTTCATGCAGAAGGTAAGATCCTTACACCACCGCCATCACTAGTGGAGGATGAAGATGCCTAAATATTTCGTAACATTGAATCTAGAAGTAGATATCAACAAAGTCGACAATATTGATTCCATCATCGATTCTTTCGATCTTCTCGGTTCTGCTGAAAACACAGAGGTGTTAGAGGTGTCAACTGAAAAGGCAGAAGAATACGAAGATGACTTCGAAGACGAAGAGTATTAAAAAATAATCCCCCAGGATTTCTCCTAGGGGATATTTTTTTAGAGCTTATTAGCCCTTTAGAGCCTTGAATGTTTTTTGATCAACAATACCAGTCTCTGGAAGACCTTTGGCCTTCTGATAAGCCTTTACAGCTTTTTCTGTTGCAGGACCAAACTCGCCATCAGCCTTAAGTTTTAGTGCAGTTTGAACAACTTTTACTTTTTGTCCTTTTGTACCAACTTTAAGATCAACGAACTGTGCTGGCGCAGCAGGTACTTTTGGTGCCGCTGGCTTAGCAGGTGCTGCTGGAGCGTCAGAAGATCCAACTTTAGATAGTAGTGGTAGGTTTTCTTCTCCAGCATAAACTGGACGTCCCCAACCAACTACAGCATTAAGTAGCTTCTTCTTGTTATTCTTTACGTATGCACGAGTTTTCTCTACGCACATTCCGCCATTTCTTTGATCGCCCTTAGCAGTTCCCGAAG